TAATCTGGGATACGAAAAATTAGATTTAAACCCCATTGAAACTAATGCAAGTTCTAATACTACTGCAACATCAAAACTATTCAAAAACAATAATTTTGTTGTAAAAGTTTTACATAAGGATAATGGATTTGACTCCAATGAAAAATCATATGTTTTCTTCCGAGGATGTGAAGACGTTGGTGGAGTAACCGCGTCTCAATTAAATTCTAGATTGTTTGAAGTAACAAATACTGGTATTGATTATTATAATATTACATCTTCATCCAGAGCATCTGCAAATGCATTTGGTGGTGGATCTACTGTAATGGCATCTTACAATAGAAAGTTTGAAAAGTTATATGCTTTAATTCCAAACTTATCTTTTAGTCAAACACAAATTAATTCGTTTGTCAAGACAACTAATGTATCTCCAGTAGATGATGATGTAAATACTTATTCTTCGTATTCACAATCTGAATATGAAAAAACTTTCTTGAATGAAGATTTCTTCTTTATCAACCAAAAAATATTAGCGTCCAGAGTAAATGAAATTATTAATAACATTGATAGGTCTTTGACATATAAACTTGATATGTCTAGTACTGTTTCATATTTGTCGCCAATCATTGATCTTTCAAAAGCATCTGTAAAAACAATTTCAAATAAGGTTGAATCTGCTGATGGTCGCGAAGATCGCTTTGGTCGTAGAAATCAAGTATTGAAATTCTATCCAGTTTATACATTCCTTGTAGAAGGGGTTGATACAGAAAATGGTGAAGCAATTTCAACAGGACAATCTATCACTGGTCAAACAACAAAAGCATCTGGACAGATTACAAAAGTTTCGGGAACTACAGTATGGGTCAAGTTAAAAACAACCAATGCTTTTACTCCAAATGAGTTGCTAACATTTGAATCTGATACTTTTAACGGAACTCCATCTGTATCTACATCTGGAGCATCCCAGGTAATATTTGAAATTCCAAATTCTATATCTCCACCATCATATGTAACAGCAAGAAATCCATCTGTCTTAGCACAAACGTATGATAATAAGATCAATGGAAAAATTGTTCTATGGAATCAGAAGAAAGGTATTTTGACAGTTGTGAATGACAAGCAACCTATCTCCAATGATTACAATAGTGCTATTGTGGAGGGAGCAGAGTTTACCAGAAATGCTTCGGTTGATTCTCAAGATTCTGATATCTTTAGGGTAGGAGATATTTTATCTTATGCAGATCAACCAACTGACGAATATGAATTTATTGAAGTTTCTGAGGTATCTTATGAAACTGGTATTGATTTTATCTCAGATCTGCAATCAAAGAATAGTTCAAGTATTGCAAAATATGTTACCAAAGAAGTTTCTATCAACAACCCTGGAACATCTATCAATGTAAAGACAACCGTCAATACTAGTGATATTGAAAACATCAAAATTCTCTATAGAATTAAGAAGTCATCTTCTCAAGAAAACTTTGAAGATATTGAATGGAATTATTTCAACGAAACTGGAAATCCAGATCATGATGTAATCGCTACTTCAGAAAATTCTATTAGTGCTATTACAGAGAAGCAATCTTCATATCAAGAACTTTCTTATAGTGTAGAAGACCTACCAGAGTTTTCATCTTTTGCTATTAAGATTGTTATGAAATCAAGCAATCCCGCATTTGTTCCAAAAGTTCAAGATTTGAGAGTGGTTGCATCTTATTAATATGAAACAAATTAAAGTGAAAAATGAAGATTACCTGTATCGTGATGTTGATACAGGTGCTATCATAAATACTGACAGATCAGCATTTGAGAAGCACAAAAAATCCAGAAGTAAGTTTCGCAATATGGAACAAGAACTGGATTATGTAAAGAGTGAAATTAGTGAGATCAAATCCCTTTTACACCAGTTAATTAATACCAATGGTACTCAGGAACGTAGCTAAGACATTCAGCTTAGATGAACAAAGAGTTGAGATAAATGAAATTGCACAGGACGTAGATAGTTTACCAAATCTAGGTTCTTTTTCTGTTACTACTAATTCGGTAGGTACAGCAGCATTATCTTATGATAATTCTACTGGAACTTTTAGTTACACTCCACCAGACCTCAGTTCGTATTTAACTGCAACTGCAATATCAAATTCTGGTAATTGGGACGCAGCATATGGATGGGGCGATCATTCAACTCAAGGATATGCAACAGAATCCTGGGTAACTGCTAAATCATATTTACAAAATGGTGTTTTGGCATCTCCTCTCTATAGGAGTGGTGGTGATTTAGTAATCATTGCTGGTGGACCTCAAACTACAAGACCACACATCCATTTAAAGAATTCAGCATCATCAAATTTAGAAATTCTTGGTTCTTCGGTTGGATCTGGTGGCATTCTTTTGAATTCCCGTGGTGCGTCAAATTCCGTAGAATTGCAACACAACAGTGTAAAAGTATTAGAAACTACTAGCACTGGAGTAAGTGTATCTGGCAATATCAATTCAACTGGTGCTCTCACTACTGGAAATATAACATTCCCAACTGGTACTGGGTCTTCTGGTCAGGTACTGACGAGTGATGGTCTTGGTAGTGTTTATTGGAACACTGTTGCCACTAGCAGTGGTGGTGCTTCTGTAACTACATCCGATGCTGCTCCAACATCAGCTTCAGATGGAGATCTTTGGTGGGACAGTGTAAATGGTATTTTAAAGATTTACTATCAAGATGTAGATACATCACAATGGGTTGATGCAACTCCTTCTGTATCTGGTATTAACCTCACAGATTTTACAGTTAATACTGCACCGACAGGATCGTCATCACTAACATATGACAATACAACTGGTAACTTCACATATACCCCACCCGATCTTTCTGCTTATTTAACTTCAGAATCTGATCCTGTATTTTCAGCATCGGCATCTGCAGGTATTACAAACTCTGATATCAGTAATTGGAACACAGCGTATGGTTGGGGAAATCATGCTACTGCTGGTTATTTAACTGCTCTATCAATTGATCTTAATAATCTTAATGATGTAGATCTAACTACACCACCCACGACAGGACAAGTTTTAAAATATGATGGAACTAATTGGATAGCAGGTGATGATAATTCTGGTGGTTCTTCATTAACAAAATATGAGGAAATTGGTCTTGAGAGTTGGACTAACTCACACAATTCATCAATTACATTCACTCAAGCATTAGATGATCCGAAGGGTAACGGAGACCAAGCAACATGGTTGCGAGCTTACTATAATGATATTGTTGTCGGTTCTACTACTTTCCCAAATGCTACAAAAACTCTTGTAGAAGTTGATACTGGTGGTCATAACGCAATTTCAGGTACATCAGCAGATGCTATTATACTTCAAGATGCAACTAGAACTGCATTTAATTCAAGTGCTGGATCTACTGCTATTACAAGTCAAACATTCCAAATCGTCCCTTCAAATGGTCATGTTTGGACTATTGATGGTACAACATATCCAGTCATGGGTGCTATCTATGTTCCAACAAGTTTAACAGGTTCTGTTGATCTTGTAGTTGCATTTCATGGAACTCTTCCAGATGATGATCCTGATCCTGCCGCTGTTGCTACTCAGGCTGGTATTGGAGAACAAGCACTGGCTTTTCTTAATAATGTTCTTATTGATCAAAATAAACTCAATTTAAGAGATAAGATTGTCTTTTCTGCTGCAATTCCACAAGATCACATTAGTAAGGTAAGACAATATAATCTAGATGGTGTTGGTAAAGAGGAAACGACATTCCTCATGGGAGATAACTTACCTTATGCTAGAGCAGCAGTTGCGTGGGGTCAAAATTCCATATCTTCATGGTTGCTGGGTACTCATAACATCACTGTAAATAGAGCCAATACTTATATTTTCGGTCACTCTCAAGGTGGTGCCCTTGCCGCTAAGATTAACACGCTACAAACTTACTATGGTGTTGTTGCAAACTCCCCTGGTCCTATTCAGTTTGACTTAGCTTGCACTGCAGATCCAGCTAATGATAGTTGTGCAAAAGTTGCTGTAATTCATGGTCCTGCTGGTAGCAGTGGTGGGATTCAATTAACAGATATCAGTAGTACAACTCTTCCTGTTGTTTCGGGCGTTGGTGGAGCATTATCTTACAATTCTTCCACAGGTGTTATTTCATACACACCGCCTGATCTTTCTCCATATG